TCAGCGCTTCGGCTTGCTAAGCCGCTGGCGCTTTTTTTGTGCCGACTCCGCCATTCGCCCATCGGGCTGTACATAGACGGCCACCACTCCACGCGACCTGTGCCCGGTGACGGATCGGATCTCGTCATCGGTAGCGCCGGCAGCGCCCAGTTCCGTCGCCGCCGTCCGCCGCAAGTCGCGGAACTGGAGATCGGTCGGCAGCCCCGCCAGGGCGCGCACGCGCGAAAATTCGTGTACGAAATGAAATTTGGCGTAGGGCCGCCCGGTCGCTTCCGACACGATGACCTGCACAGCGTCCCGCTTCACGGTCGACAGGAGCTTCTGCATCTGCGCCGTGACAGGAACCCTCACCGGCTGCTTCGTCTTCCCCTGAACGATCGCGAAGGCCGTGCCGTCGTAGTCGCTCCACTTCAGCGCCAGGATGTCCCCCTGCCGCTGGCCGATGTCGAGGGCCAGCCGCACGGCGAGCGCCAAGGACGGCCGGCCGTGCTTCTCCGCCGCCGCGCAGAACGTCTCCACCTGGTCACGGGTCCACACCTGGGTTCGGGCCGCGGTGCCGATCAGGCGCATGCCGTCGGCCGGCGAGAAGTCAATCATGCCGCGGTCGCAGGCGTGCCCCAGCAAAATCCGCCAGACCCGCATCACGGCGTTCGCCGTCGCCAGCCCGGATTTGCCCTGAACCACTTCATAGCCCTGCACCAGCCACGCGCGCGTGATTGAGCTGACCAGCTTCGACCCCGCGACCTTCTCAATTCTGCGGAGCAGCAGCCGGTAATCCTGTTTGGTTTTCGGCGCCAGCTTCGCGAACTGTGGCGAAGCTTCGTATTTGCCAATCAGCTCCGCCACACTGCCGGGAATGATGGAGGGCTCCAGGCCGGCACGCCGCGTGCGTTCGGCCTCGACCTGTGCGTTTAGGTCCCGCGCTCGGGCGATCGCTTTTTCGGTGTCGTCGCCGAGTGGCTCGTCACAGAAGCCAAGCGCTTTCACGGTCGGGGTGGTGCGCCAGTACCACCGCCCGGCCACTCGCTTCATGCGAGGGACGTTCAACTCCACTTTGCCCATTCCGACGTGCCCGCTCCCGCCGCCGGCATGGATTGTTGCACAAGGCCGCTGCGTTCGTCCTGCCACTTGTCGAGTAGCACGCGGTCCCAAAGGATTCGGCCGCCGCGCGTCTCGCCGGATGGCCAGATCCCGTCGGCCACTTCCTGATCGAACTTGCCAGGACTCACACCGACATACGCCGCTGCCTGATCCCTTGAGAGGCAGCGCGGCCAATCTGGCAGGCCGGCCATGTCGCTTAGCCTTGCAGCCATGCTCACCTCCGCCCCTGCCCTTGATCCAGTTCGCCAACCGCGACTCGGTGGCCATGCTCAAGCACACCACGAGCCTTCAGGCGTTCGTATAGGACGAGATCCCGGACGTCGGCGACATAGGGCAGGGTCACCGGCAGGAAGGGCCGGCGCGATGCCCGCGCCCTCTCCCGCATGTGTTCGTCGGGATGGCTCTCCACCGTGGGCGGCAGGTCCACCAGCTCGGCGGGGCGATAGGTCTCCTCCGCCTCGTTCCAGCGGTACAGCCGGTACCGGACCACCTCCGGATACGCGACGCGCCCGTCGGCCCGGCGCACGGCGCGGATGCGCCGGATGGGGGGCGGTAGGGCCATGGTCACGCAGGCTTCGCGGTGGCGGGCGGCGTGGCGCTCCGGAAGGCGAATGGTTGCCGATCCGGCGGCAATCGGCACGGGTGGGTGCGCCATGCTGTGTGTGATGGATGTCATACGTCGACTCCGCAGGATTTCAGGGCGCGCAAGGCGCGCCGGGAGGCATGGGGAGCGGTACGGCACGAGATGGAGGACAATCCGACGGCAGAGACTGCCGCGGAAGGATCGGGGGTTTTCAGCAGCGGCCCGGCCTCGCCTTCGATCTGCACGACGAAGAGGCCTTCGCGTGGCTGAAAGCCGAGCAGCACGCGGGGTAATTGGTCGCTCATGCTGCCCTGGCCCCGCTGTTCAGGTGGCTCATATCCGGGAGGCGGATGATCTTGCTCGGCAGAGCCGGGTTGGCCGACATCCGCACCAAGCCGATGCGGGTGCGTTGGACAGATGGATTGGCGCGGGTCATATTTAGAGACCGGAGGGTCTTCCCATGCCTGATACACGGCTCTACGACAGCGACTTCTTTGCCTGGACGCAGGATCAGGCCGGTCGGCTTCGGCGGCTGGCGGCGGAGCGCAGCAACGTCGATCTGGACCTGGAGAACCTTGCCGAGGAGATCGAAAGCATGGGGCGGAGTGAGCAGCAGCAACTGGAGAGCCGGTTGACCGTGCTGTTGCTCCATCTGCTGAAATGGCGTTTCCAGCCCAGCCTCCGGGGGAACAGTTGGCGCCTGACGATCAAGGAGCAGCGCAACCGGATCGAGCGCCACCTTCGGAAAAATCCAAGCCTCAAGGCCATGCTCGACGAAACCATCGTCGATGCCTACAGCGACGCGCTGATCGGCGCGGAGCGGGAAACCGGTCTGCCGGAAACGACGTTTCCAAAGGATTGTCCATGGTCGTTTGATCAGATGATGGACGACGGCTTCCTGCCCGAAGCGTGAACCGGCTTCCCCGGCTCCGTCTTCTCTTCCGTCGCCCGCACAGCGCAGGGCAGCGAGGGCGTTCCTAACATCGTCCGCATCGATCTGGCCGGCTGCATGAGCAACGTGCAGCCGGTCCACGAGTCTGTCCAAGCGGTGGGCTGCGATATCGGCGGGTTCCCGCGCTTCGGATAGAGGGGTGGGTAAAGGCATGAAATGGGAACCCCATGCTGTTGGCATTCCCGAAATTACAACATTAGTTGTTGGACGCCAACAACAAATAGTGTTACCGGTGGCTGTCAGTTGCGCCGCTGGGAGCGAACACATTCGCATCCTAACATTGCATACTGGAGTATGTGACGGCGGTCCGGGGTTGGCTTCCTATTGGCGGGCGCATTCTTTGATTGTGCCCCCTTTGAATGGAGTCCAAAGAGGTGGTTACGGCCCAGCGGCCACTATGCGAACCTGTTCTTCCTTTGTTCGGCGAGGAGGAGTCATGAAGGCGGAGAGCGGTGAGCTCCGACAGATCATCTTGGAAGAGTGTCTGTGTCTCTCGCCGGAGCAGCAAGAAGAGGCAATTAAAATACTGCGCAGACTGAGGAGCGATCTCAGGCTTTCAGGGCACGAATTGCTTGAAGGGCCTGAAGGAGCTTGTCGTCAGGCAGAGACTTCAACTCCGCCTCAATCCGTGTCCTGATTGGCTCGGGCGTTGGGTCGTCGGTCAAGCCTCGAAGATAGGCAGCGCTTACTTTCAGCTCCGCCGCAATTTCCACGATGTATCGAGAGCGTTGGGACAGGCCGCGTTCGATTTTATCGATCGTTTGCTGGGATACGCCGGCGCGCCTGGCCAGTTCTGTCTGGCTCAGCCCTGCGGCCTCTCGTGCCGTTCGAAGTCTGTCTGCGAGCATACCCATAGAGGGCAGCATACAACAGCCATTGTGGAACGGCTTCACACTATGAGGTGTTGACCGATCAACAACCTTAGTTGTAGCGTGAAGCTCATGAATGTCGCAGCCGAACATCCCCTTGCTCGTGCCATCGCTATCGTCGGAAGCCAAAGAGCTCTCGCGAAGTTGATCGGCACGACCCAGCAGAACATCAGCCGCATGATGCGGATGAGAACTGTCAGCGCCAAGTTCGCGCCACGGATTGAGCGTGCCACAAGGGGGCAGGTGCTCCGTCATGAGCTTTGTCCCGATGTGGAATGGGAGGCCGATTCCCGAAATGGGAACCGGACCAATGCAGTCAGAGAAATGGCTTGATCGACCATGCGATCCCAATGGCCAGAGAGCATGCGCAAGAACTCACATCTGTCGCGTTCGGAAGCATCGCTCGCAAGGCGTGAGCTGGGCAACAGCCATGGCTGAGGGGAAGGGAAAGGCGATGGACGTAGGCAAGACGGCGGAGGGAAATGCTCTGTTGCGAAGGGAGCCAGCATGATGGCGCCATTCGCCCACGATTCATCTGGGACGCCATACGATGCTTCCACCCTGACTGGGCATCAGCAGGCAGTACTCGCGCTGTGGCCGGAATTCCAGGCAGCCGCCGCGATGCGATGGACGAGCCTGGACCAAGTGGTGCGCGCTATCTTCCATAATCGGACCGGCTTGGCCGATCTGCCCGACGACGAGGCCGACCAGTTGGAAGCCTTGCTGAAGACGGCCATCACCCGCCTACACATGGTCGCGCCGGCACGGCGCCGTCCGACTCTTTCCCGGAGCTGCGGGCGAGGCTCGGCATGAGGTCGACTCGCTGCCACCCCTCGGCACCGAGCACTCAACAAGATTCGAAATCCGACTCCTACCTCTGGCTTTGCTGCGCGGTCCGCGGCGCCGTCTCCGGCTGCCCGCGCGCTGCCACGTCATACCGTGCCCGTGCGGGCGCGGTGCATCCCTGACACCGATCGGAGGGCCATCGATGCCACGCGCTCCCCCCAGTTCCCTCCGAGGCTGATCGCCTGATCATTCCTGCGTCTGTGCACCGCTCAACCCATGAGCGGAGCAGAGAGGTTTTCTGCCGCAGCCGCGTCCCAACGTGGCTGTGAACGGGGAAGATCTTCGCGCGGAATGAACCGGGGCCGATCACCTCGAATCGCGGCCGCTCGTCCGGCCGGCATCGTCCAGGGCACTTGAATCCCACGTCGGTCGGCTGGCCGGCGCACGGGAGGACTTGTGCCCTCATCAACAACACGGCTGCGCAGGGCGTGACCGTGAACGGGAGGGCTTTCGCTTTGACGACACCAAGGGCACCGCCCTGAGTTGAGGCGGCCTTGCGACCGGCCGCCCCAGGACTGCGCTCAGGAACCGTTCAAACGCCCGGCCTTGACCGCCGGTGCGAACGGGGAGGTGTGCGCCGCCATCATACTTCAACCGCGACTCGATTGCGACTCGATTGCCGTCATTTCCGGCCACGGATGCGTGCGCCTTGATGACGGCTGAACCGCCGGCTGGTCACGGGACCGCCGGAGACGGGACAGGTGCGCCATGAGTGAAGCGAACGCAGAATTTCGCAGAATCGTTGGACGGTTTCAGGCGGCGATCCGGGCCAATCCCCGGCTCAAGCTGCGCGACAAGGTGGTGGCGTGGGCGATGCTGGATCGCCTCGACCGGCAGGCCTTCGCCGCCAGCGGCGAGCTGACGGTGTGGGATGCCGTTGGCGTTGAGGCCCTGGCCGCCGACACGTCGCTGTGTGAGCGCGACGTGGTGCGGGCACGGGCGGCCCTGCGCCAGGAACGCGTGATTGAAGACGTTGCGCGGCCGGCGAAGGGACGCCCCACGCAGGTTCGGTTCAACCGGGCCTGGCTGGACCGTCGCGAGGTCGCCGAAGCGGCAACGGAGGACACGGGTGTCCCGGACTCCGGAGTCCTCGGTGCCCATGAACGGAGGACTCCAGCGCCGGCAACGGAGGACAAAACCCCCGCCCAACGGAGGACACCGGAGTCCTCCTATCCTTGTAACCTTGGAATCAACCTGGGGCGCGCAGGCACGCCGGCACCCGCACGCACACGCGAAGGCGCCCTGGCCGCGGTGCTGGCCGTCCACTTCTCGCCGACCGAAATGCGATGGTTCGAGGGGGTGGCCATCGAGCTTGACGGTGGCTCGGCGGTGCTGTGGGTGCCCAACGCCTTCCAACGGGATTGGATTGATGCGCGGCTCACCGACCGGCTGAAGAGCGCGCTCGGCATCTACAGCCTCGAGGTGCGCGTGGGCGCTCCGCCGGCGATGTCCCCGGCCAGAACGCGACCGACGCTGCATGCCGTCGCCGGGGGGAGGGCATGAGCCACGGCGAGATTGTTCGCATACGAACTGGTCGGGAGTGGCTGAAGGCTTGGCGCGCTCTCCTCGCTGGGGCGCGCTTCGATCCCCGTGTCGCCGCCAGCCTCATCCACAGAACCGGGAGCCAGCCCGCCGCGGCGTTGCAGTCACCGCGGCGGGCCTCCACCCCTCAGCATAGGGACATGAAGATGCCAAAGGACGGAAATCTATTAGATAGGTTGCCGGTTGGCCGGTGCACATGCGTGGTCGAACGGCAGGTCATCCAGCACATCGTTGGGCATTCGGCAAACCGTTCACCGGTGAACGGTTTGGGCGGGAGGGCAGGACGGTGAGAAAGGTTCTGGTCACCCAAGGCAAGGGCGGCGGCCCGAAGACCGCCACCGCGCGCAACCTGGCCGTCGCTGCCGCCGTAGCCGGTCAGCGGGTCGCCACGCTGGACACTGACCCGCAGGGCTCCCTGACCTACTGGCACAGCCGGCGCCCCCAGGAAGCGACGCCGATCGAGGCCGATCAGGTCCCCCTGCCCCGGATCGTCCGCGCTCCGATGCCCATCGCCGGCATCGATCTGCTGATCATCGACACGCCGACGGCGGTGGAGTTCTTCCCCGAGGCGACCGCCATCCTGTTCGACTGCGCGGATCTCGTCCTGGTGCCGGTGCGGCCCGGCCCGGAGGATCTGGTCAGCATGGAGGGCATGATGCCCTACATCCGATCGCGGCGCCGGCCGACGCGCCTCCTCCTCAGCCAGACCACCCGGAGCCGCCAGACGGCCGACGCGCGCGAACGGATCAAGGATTTCGGCGCGCCGGCGCCGGTGGAGATCCCACACTTGGCGGAGGTGCCCGCCAGCTTCAGCCGCAGCCTGGGCACGGTGGAAATCTCCGGGACGCGCACCGGCCCGCTGTTCTCGGACCTCTGGACCTACGTTGCCGACACCATGGGGGTGACTCGATGACCATGTTCGCAAAGTCGGGCAAGTCCGCCGCCGCCAACACCCGCTTGGCCATGCTGAACGTTCGCCGCGAGCTGTCCACGCGGGTGGAGTTCGCTGCCGAGATCAACCGGCTGGTGGGCCAGGGCCTGGAGACGATGGTGGAGGCCGGGCGGCGCCTCACCGAGGCCAAGGCCGCTCTGCCCCATGGCGAGTTCGAGGCCATGCTGCGGGAGGACCTGGATCTGGACCCCTCCGCGGCCTACCGGCTGCGCTTCGTGGCGGAGTTCGTGGAATCCGGTGCGGTACCGAAGGAGGACCTGCCCGGGCACTACAGCAAGATCTTCATCCTGGCGACACTGACACCGGAGCAGCTGGGGGCAGCGCGCAGCCGCGACTTGGTGAGCCCGAAGGCGGCAAAGCGCCAGTTGGAGGCGTTCAAGAGTGGTTGCGAGGGCAAGGGGGTGCCGGCCATCGAGGACGCCGGCATCGGCCTGCTGATCGCCGCGCCCAGCGCGGAAGCGGCCCCGGCTGCGCCCGACGCGAGGGCTCCGGATCCGGAAGAGCCGCTCCCGCCGATAATGGTCGCCGAATCGATCCCGCTAGCACCGGCAGACTCGGCTTCCCTGTTTGCCAAGCTGGACGAGCAGAAGGACCGGCTGACGGATGCGTCGGCCATGTCGCCCAGTTACGGCGTGCTCGCCCTCATGGATGTGCCCGATTTGCTGCTGATCCGGCTGGACGGAATGTTGCTCACGCGCGGCCTAGCCTGCCCCAATACCATCACGCTGCGCCTGCCGGACTCCGAGGATCACCTGACCTTGCATCGCCGTGATGGCGCCTACGAGATCAGCGCCCATTTCCCCAACCCTTGCACCAATGTCGGTTCGACCATGTCGAAGACGAAGGTCGCCGACTTCCCGCGGGCTTGGTTTCGGGCTGACATCGAGGCGGAACCAGTCACTGCGCGGGAGACCGTGGGCGAGCCCCCCGCCGGGCACGGTGGACCGCCCCCGGCTGACGACCGTCGACGTGGTCGCTGCCGCCCGCGCCGCCGCGGTCACTCTGGCAAGGGACGAAGGTCGCATCGTGCCCGAAGCTATGCAGGACACCGCCGCGCTGCACCTCCTTGCCGGGCTGGTGCACGACGCGATCCTGGACTGTAACGTGCAGGACCCATTCCGTTCTGTGCGCGTGGTTGGCACGCGCGCAGCGCTATAAACCTCAGGTGTTATGCTCTTCTTTGTGTTGCGGGCACAAGATGTTGTGTCGCTCTATTTCTTGTATAGAAAGGTGCGGCAATTGAAGCGTTCGCAACTGTTCTGACTAGACGCGACCACAAATTGATTGTGAAAATTGAGCCATCTGCCGTTGATTACGCGGGTATGTCATGATTGGTTCAATCGCAGTTGCTCCATCACTCACGCCTGTACAATTCATCAGGAAATGGAAGGCGGTGGAGCTGAAGGAGCGCTCGGCCGCTCAGTCCCACTTCAACGACCTCTGCCGCCTTCTGGGTGAAGCGACACCGACGGACGCGGATCCAAAGGGAAGCTGGTACTGCTTCGAGCGCGGGGCGACCAAGACGACGGGCGGTGAGGGATGGGCCGACGTTTGGAAGCGCGAACATTTCGGCTGGGAATACAAAGGCAAGCGCAAGGATCTGGACGCCGCCTTCGGGCAACTTCAGAGCTATGCGCTCGCGTTGGAGAACCCGCCGCTGCTCGTCGTTTCCGACATGGACCGGTTTCGCATCCATACGAATTGGACCAACACGGTCAGCAAAACGTATGAATACAGCCTTGACGATCTGGCGGAGCCGGCGGCGCTTCGAACCCTGAAATCAGTCCTCACCAACCCCGAGAACCTCAAGCCGGGCCTCACGCGCGAGGCGTTGACCCGGGACGCCGCCCGCCGCTTCGCCGCGCTCGCGCAAGCTCTGCGCAGCCGTGGCCACGAGGCGCTGTCGGTCGCCCATTTCATCAACCGTCTCGTCTTCTGCATGTTCGCCGAGGACTGTGGCCTGCTGTCGAACATGCAGTTCAGCCGCATGCTCAACGTGGCGGCCGGAGAGCCGCACCGGTTCGTGGCGATGACGCGCGAACTTTTCGGCGCCATGAGGTCTGGGGGCATGGCGGGATGGGAGCCGGTGCGCTGGTTCAATGGCGGATTGTTCAAGGACGATCGCGCCATCCCGCTCACCACCGAGGAAATCGAGTCTGTCCGCGATGCGGCCAAGCTGGACTGGTCCGACATCGACCCCAGCATCTTCGGTACGCTGTTCGAGGCTGGCCTAGACCCGGACAAGCGCAGCCAACTCGGCGCCCACTACACCGACGCCGAAAAGATCCGCATGATCGTCAAGCCCGTGATCGAGGAGCCGCTCCAGCGCGAATGGGAGACGGAGAAGGGGCGGATCGTGGATGCTTTGGCCCGCTCGGACGCGGCCCGATCGCCATCGGCACGTACCAAGGCCCGCAACGAAGCTGAGCGCATCCTACGCGGGTTTCTGGATCGGCTGCGGCGGTTTCGCCTGCTTGATCCGGCGTGCGGCAGCGGAAACTTCCTCCACCTCGGGCTTCTATGTCTGAAGGATTTGGAACACCGGGTGGGAATTGAAGCGGAAGCGTTGGGGTTGCCACGCGAATTTCCCCAGGTGGGTCCGGAGGCGGTGCTCGGCATCGAGATCAATCCCTATGCGGCCGAACTGGCCCGTGTTTCCGTGTGGATCGGCGACATCCAGTGGATGCGGCGCAATGGCTTCGGAATGAACCGGGAGCCGATCCTGCGCAGCCTTGATACGATCCGCATCGCGGACGCGGTCATCGATGTGGATGGCACGGAGCCGGAATGGCCGGCAGTGGACGCTATCGTCGGGAACCCACCGTTCCTTGGGGGAAAGCTGCTGCGCACGCTCCTTGGTGATGACACTGTGGAGCGGCTGTTCGCACTCTATGGCGGCCGGGTGCCGGCTGAGGCCGACCTGGTCTGCTATTGGATTGCCAAAGCCTGGAAGCAGGTGCAAACCGGTAAGACGGCACGGGTCGGGCTCGTTGCGACGAACTCCCTCCGGGGAGGAGCAAACCGTCGCGTCCTGATGCCGATCGCCGATCAGGGCGCCATCTTCGAAGCATGGAGCGACGAGCCCTGGATCATCAACGGAGCAGCAGTCCGCGTTTCTCTCGTTGCGTTCGACGGTGCTGCTGACGACCGCCCGATCCGGTTGGACGGCGTGCCCGTCACGCGTATTAACGCGGACCTGACATCGACCGCGTGCGACGTCACCAAGGCTGCGCGGTTGCGGGAGAACGCCGGCGTCGCCTTCATGGGAGACACCAAGGGCGGTGCCTTCGACATCGACGGCGATCTTGCCCGCCGCTGGCTGGCGATGCCGCTGAATCCAAACGGGCGTCCCAACGCCGACGTGCTCAGGCCCTGGATGAACGGAATGGACGTTGTCCGCCGCCCCTCCGGCAAGTGGATTATCGACTTCGGTTGGGAAATGTCTGAGACGGAAGCTGCTCTGTTCGAGCAACCGTTCAAGCATGTACTGGCGAATGTCAAACCGGAGCGCGACAAGAACAATCGGGAAGCCTACCGCCGCAACTGGTGGCGTCACGCCGAACCGCGCCCAGGGATGTGGGCGTGCCTTCGAACCTTGAAGCGGTTCATCGTGACGCCCGAGGTGTCCAAGCACCGAGTGTTTGCCTGGATGGAGCATCCCGTGGTGCCCGACCACAAGCTCCAAGTCATCGCCCGCGAAGATGACACGTCGTTCGGCATTCTGAATAGCCGTTTCCATCGTGCGTGGTCGCTGGCTGTTGGGTCTTGGCATGGGATCGGCAACGATCCGCGTTACACGATTGGAACGTGCTTCGAGACGTTTCCCTTTCCGGAAGGGCTGTCTCCGACCGTGCCGGTCGCGCGGTACGAGGCGGATCCGAGGGCACAGGGAATCGCAGAAGCGGCACGGCGTCTGGATGAGTGGCGGCAGAACTGGCTCAATCCTGACGATCAGGTAATTCACCTTGACGAAGTGGCACCAGGCTTTCCACGGCGTGTACTGCCGAAAGACGATAAGGCGGCGGCCCTCCTGAAGAAGCGGACGCTGACAGCTCTCTACAACGAACGTCCGGCGTGGCTCGTGCATGCACACGATGCCTTGGACGAGGCGGTAGCGACAGCCTATGGCTGGCCGGTCACTCTGACGGATGAAGAGGTGCTTGTGCGTTTGCTGGAACTGAACCGGCATCGAGCAGGAGACGACACACCTCGCAGGACCGGTTCCGCTACGGGTGTGCACGGCTAAAGCAAAAATAGGACAAACTTTTAGAGCATTCCTATCTAAAGGAATAGTTAGGCGCTCACGGGCAGAAATCCTAAGCCCAGGCGATGTGCCGTCGGTTCAATGGCGTCGGACCCCGCAATCCGACTCCAAGCGACTGCCGCGCCTGGGCTCCCGAACGCCGGAGCCGCCCCATGCGCATCGCCGCCTTGTCCTTAGCCCCTCTGCTGGAGTCCTACCAGCGGCTCGCCATTTGCTGCGCCGCTCATGAGGCCGCCACGCCGGACGACCTCGACGGCATGCTGGGCAACCTGGAACACGTCCTGGCCTGCGCGGAAGTCGAGACGTCTGAAGACCTAATCGCCAAGGGACGCTTCCTGCTGACCTACCGCGCCGATCCCGCGATGATTCCCCCAGCGGCCTTGGACACGCTGGCCGCCGGCATCGAGCGGCTGTGCTCCGCGATGGTCCATTCGGCCATCGCCGCCTGACGGCCCGACTTTCTGGAGGCTGTCGTGCCCGCTCCCACCCCCGTCGGCGCCACTGTGCACCAGCGTCGCGCCATCGACCTCGAAGACCTTGTCGAGTGGACCATCCGCACGCAAAGGGCTGACCGGGACCGGGTTAGCCTGCACGCCGTCGAACTGGCCGCCGCCGCGGCCATTCGGCGGAGCCACCGCCCGGCCGGCAGCTTTGACGCGCCGGCCGGCTGGGGCGTTGATAGTTGTGTCCGTGTCGCCGAGATCGGCTTGGCCGGAACGCGCGTGGACGGTGGTGGCCAGATCCGGGGCGTGGCGCCTCGCCTCCACCCGGACGCCGAGGCCGTCATAGCGGCCATTGACCGGGCGTTCGGGAGCTTGAAGGGCTGGCGCCGGTGTGTGCTGGACCAAGCGCGGGTGGGCGGGCGCCCGCTCTGGAACCTAGGGGCACAACGGTTCGTGCCGGTCAAGAACACGGCTCCCCAGGGCGGCGGGCGGCGCCATGTGGTCATGAGCGAATGGGAAACCGTGCCCCCGCTGTCCGTGGTGGCGCGCCGTATGATTGGCCGCGGCATCCGCATTGTGGACGACCGGGGCCGGAGGAAGTTTCAGCAGGCCGAGCCGGGCTTCAGCTACCGAACCTTGGACGACGGTTCGCGCCAGGTGGTGGTCCGGTGGAGCGCGGTGGAACTGTTGCCCAGCGACGCCGAGATCCGGGACGCCCGCGAGGAATACGCCGCGTGGCATGCCGGCATGATGAGGGTCTTGGGCGAGCTGCTGGAGGTGCCGCTGCGTGACTACAGGGTGACTGGCTTTGCCGCCCCGGCGATGCCGTGGATATTTACATAATGAGAGAATTGTGGGGGTGAATACTAAATATATCGCCAATCTAATATTTTGGTCAAATGACTATGCATCCCGCTCCTTTTAACATGTTCGCATTTTTGATGTCTCGATAATTGTCAAGATATAATAAATAGGTAGATGCAGCAATTCAATGTCTTATTTCTCCTTCATTCCCAAGTATGATCTGAACATTGGGTGAACATGAAATTCCTTTACTTCATCAGTGTTAAAATTGCTAATCTGATAAGACCCGAGGTATCTTGATCCACTTCTCTCAATGCCCTTTTGCCCTCCGACACTTTTCGCTTTAATAAATCCGACCGCCCAAAGCACCCTTATAAGCCTTCTTTCATCCATATTGCATAGCCACTCAACTGCTTCACTATTATTCTCATTAAGTATTATTTCAGCGCATTTGTCGTCCAAAGCGCTTCTATTCATATTGTAAAGGCCGCCACGGAAGCACTCAAATACAGATCTAATGCCGGGGTACTGGAATTTATATTCCGAACATATGTCATTAAATCTGTCTGCTGAATATGCCGCTTCTGCCTTCGCAATAATTCCGTAATCTATGATGTTGGAGTCCCCAGACTTAAGAAAGCATTCGTTGCAGAACTGAATAATCTCTCTGGGCCTGTATAGCGTTCTATCCACAATGTACTTGAATGAATTCGATTTTCTATAACTAAGTGTTTCTGCAAAAACTAATCGCCATGCCTCGTTCTTGGAAAATGACTCTTTGATTTCCAACGCGGCATGAATTCGGCGAGCGGCCATCTCCTTTAACCCATCTTCCTCCCATTCGACGTAGCGAACAAGGTCCCGAACTTTCTGCGCATCATCATAAATCTGTGGTATGTTGTCATATATTTCCCTTCTAAGCGAAATCAATATTCTGAGGTTTGGAGTTAGTCGATTAACATGAATGGCTGCTTGAAATAAGCCAGCGACAAATTGCTTTGCGTCCTCAGAGCCATCCCAGCCCCTATCTAGCTCGTCAATAATGATAGTTACGCGGTTCTTGGACAGAACATCCTTCAACGGCTCAAGTAGGTTTTGAACTTCTTCAAGTTCGTACAAGCTTTTTAATGGTGAAATAGTAGGTCCAAATTCTAAAACGCCGAGCTTCAGTTTCTCGAACCGCTTCATATAAGATACCAAATGGTCGATTACGCTATTCTGTTGACCCCTAAAGCTATTCTTGAGGAAGTTGAAAATTTTCTTATATGATCCTGATTTTTCGTTATTGTATCTTACAATAGCTTCTTTCATTGCCGTAACATAAAGCACATATTTCCACGAAGCAGAATAAGATCCCTGCTTCGCCCATGATCCTTCGATTTCCTTTCTCAAAACATTTCCCAAGAACTCGTAGCTATATTCATCGGGCGAAATCTCGACAACTGCTGCTCCACTCTTTCTCTCTTTTTGAGCGAACATCCGGAATATTGCTGACTTTCCACAGCCACGATTTCCAATCAGAATACATGCCTTGTTGCTTGCAATGGCATCGTAAATTTCAGACTTGACAAAATTATTTAACAGAAGGTGATCCCGCTCGGCGGCAGGAGCTCCAAGAGAGGTTGAGGGATAATTCATGATGATCAATCGCAGTTTGTTTATTTGAAGAAAAAATTCTAATAGGAGTCGATCATGAAGTCCACAAATTTGAATCCCTGATTGTCTTAGTAGGCAGCGTAGGGCCGAAAAGAAGAACCAATGGGATTGGCTGCGCTTGGCTGGTTGGAGCTTTGACGTACCATCAACGGGACAGAAACGTGGCGCCTGATTTATGGGATGATTAACCTATAATTTAGGAATAAAGGTCACTACTTGACGGCAGGCAGCGCCCGACGTGGGTGCGCAGACAGCCCGCCCGGCACCGCCGCGGCGGGCTTCGTGTTTTCCGAGGCTGCTCTCATGCGATGCGAATACGACACCATGCTGACGCTCGTCCTCGGGCCGGCGGAGCGGGAATACGACGCGCGCATCCAGTACCAGGGCGGGCGCTGGGAAGCCAACATCGACCGGGTGGAGATCCGCATGGGCGACGAATGGGTCGCCGTGCCGTGGGTGCTCCACCTGATTGAGGATAGCGCGCCCCTCTATGATGAACTGCGCGCCTACGCCGTCGGCCGTCTCGCCGACGCCCGCGAGATCGCCAGGAGCGACCGATGACCCGACAGCGCGCCGCCGCGGTGCCGTTCCCCTCCGCCGAAGAGGCGTGGTTGTGGACGTGCCGCATGGTAGCCGGCAACGTCTATGGCGTGCCGGTGCAGCGGGTGCCGGAACCGATCCCGCGTCCCTGCCAGCCGCTCGATGTGGCTCACGTGGTGGATCAGCTCTACCGCCGCGCCCAGCTCACGCGGGATCATCTCGCGGTGCTGGGTCATTACGGCCGCCGGCGGTCGGCGCCCGATCCGACGCGCGACCGTGAGGTCCGAGCGCGGCTGCTGTGGGACGAGGCCTTTGGGCTGATCGCCCCGGTGCTGACGGCCAAGGGGTTCACACTCCAAGAACCCGCTGAAACCGCAGCCTTCGAGCTGATCTGACCCACCGATAAGGGCGCTTATTGGGGGGCTGAGATGGCCTTGCCCGCCTTGATTCCCGGCGGTTCCAAAGCCGTCGCCGACCTTGAAACATTGTCCGAACATGCGGCGGAGTTCGCCGGTGCGGCCATCGCTGAAAACACCCGGCTGGCCTACCGCAAGGCCTTCCGGACCTTCACCACCTGGTGCGGGGAAACCGGCTTCGGTCCGATGCCCGCGGCGCCGATGACGGTGGGGCTCTACCTCGCCCACTTGGCCACAGCAGGGCGGACGGTCAGCACCATGGAGCAGGCGCTCGCGGCCTTGGCCTTCGTCCACCGTCAGGCGGGTGAGGGCTTCGACACCAAGCACCCGGCCATCGCGAACACCTTCGCCGGTATCAAGCGGACGATCGGCACGGCGAAGATGGGCAAGGCCCCCCTCGTCGCCGATGACATCCGGGCGATGCTGGCCACCGTGCCCAGCTCCACCGTTGCCGGCCTGCGGGACCGGGCGTTGATCCTGCTGGGCTTCGCGTCGGCGCTACGCCGCTCGGAGCTGATGGGCTTGGACCTGGCGCGGATCGGGACCGGGACCGGCTACATCGAGCTGACCTCGCAAGGCATCCTGGTGCACCTGGTGCGCAGCAAGACCGATCAGGAAGGACAAGGCCAGATGGTTGGGGTCGCCCGCGGCCGTAACATGGCGACATGCCCGGTGCGGGCGGTGCAAGCCTGGATGCAGGCTTCGGCGGCTTCGGCCGGCGCACCGCTGTTCCGATCGGTCAACCGCCACGGACGAGCGGGCGCCGGGCGCCTCTCCGATCGGGCAGCGGTGGACATGCTCAAGCGTGTCGCCGCCGCGGCCGGGATCGATCCGGACCGCGTGGCGGGGCACTCGCTGCGCTCCGGACACGCCACCACTGCGGCGCAGGCTGGCGCAGCGGAGGACACCATTCAGCGCCAGCTCCGCCACAAGAAGGCGGACACGACGCGCGGTTACATCCGTCGGGCCACCGTCTTCGACGGCTCCAGCTCGGCGGCGCTGGGCCTGTAGGTTCCTTGCCGCGGCTTTACCGCAAGAAGGCCTTCGTTCCGGATCAAGCGGCGGAGCGGGTGATCGTGTCGTATCCAGTGCACGCAAGTGCAATGGTGCGCGGGATCTCCTTCTCTCCACTGAGATAATAGGCGATCAGCCTACGGCTGATGCCGAGGGCATCGGCTCCGGCATCGTAGCTGAAGCCGTGCCGTTTGAACCATGCCCGAAACTGCTCGGCGGACATGTGGTCAAGCTCGGCAAGCTGGGCCAGATGCTCGATCGTCGTGGCCGCCATCTCGATGGGGTCGGAGCTGGCATCCCAGCGCAGCACGTTGCCATCTTCGACAAGCCGGCCGCTCACGAAGAAGCTCTCGTCGGCCAACGGTGCGTAGATCCGGTAGCGGTCAATGATCTGCCCAAGGTCCACGTCCTCCGTGATCCCGGTTCGTGGACCTTCAGCCCAGGTGATGCGCACCGTGTGCCCCCCGAGGTGATCGAGGGAAGCGATGACGGGCATCGGGTCGCTCACGGTGATGACGTCAGTCTCAGCGTTCATTGAGGCGGCTCCATTCGGCAGACAGATGGTCCATGTGTTCGCGAGCCCAGGCGACGGCTTCGGCAAGATCCCTGCGGTCGTACCGACCACGCAGGACGGTGAGCGTATCGAGCCGGACCATGGCGTTCGAGTTCGGGCCGCGAAGATGGAAGTGCGGAGGAACATGGTCGCCGGCGTACATCTCGATCTTGGCATTGGTCAGCATCGCGATGGTCGGCATGATCAGGTCCCGTCATTCTGAGTGCACTGTATGCACTTCTGCCGTCGCGGGCAATAGAAAAGTGCACATTGTGCACTCCATTGGTGATGCATGGACGAGACGACAATGCCCTACACCGTGACGATCGGTGGTGCCACGCTGGCGCTGGGGGACTGCATCGAGCGGATGCAGGACCTCCAGGACGCCTCGGTCGACTTGGTGCTGACCGACGTGCCCTATTCCAGCGGCGCCACCCGCGAGGCCGGCAAGACCGCCTACAACAAGACGATGACCCGCGGCGCGAAGGAGGGTGGACGAGACCGGTGGTTCGGCTCGGACAGTCTCAGCACCCGCGGTTTCATGTCGCTGATCCGCCAGTGTGCCCTGCAATGGCAGCGCATCCTGGTGCCCGGCGGGCACCTCCTATGCTTCATCGACTGGCGCATGATGGACAGCTTGGCCGACGCGGTGGAGGCAGACGAGCTGCGCGGCTTGGCCCTGCGGGGCGAGGCCGCCGACACCATCGAAAGCGCCGACCTCCGGCGTGCCGGCCTGCTGGTGTGGGACAAGGTGCACCTCGGCATGGGCCGGCACTTCCGGAACCGGCACGAACTCATCCTGCACTTCACCAAGGGTGTCGGCCGCGAGCCGCTGAACCACCGCACACCCAACGTGCTGAGCTGCCCGCCGGTGCGCTTCGGTCTCCACCCGACTGAGAAGCCGGAGGCCCTGCTGGGCGAACTGATTGAGGCCACTTGCCCGGCGGGCGGGCTGGTGGTTGACCCCTTCTTCGGCTCCTGTTCGACCGGGGTCGCCGCGGTGAAGCGCGGGCGCCGCTTCTTCGGGGTGGAGCGTGAGCAGCGGTATTTTGATGCCGGCTGGATGCGCCTCGCTGATCTGAACGCGGATCTCGCCGCATAACCCTTGATCGTTTCCCAGAGGGGGCTATGGAGCGCACTTTGTCGTTATCGGCCGCTCCCTTTCGCTGGTGTAGGACTATTTGCACCGGTTTCAGAACCGCCGGAACACGACCAAACCGTTCACCGGTGAACGATTTGGTGTCGGCAAATTGACGGGCTCCCCATGTTCACAATCGACTTCGGCCGCGGTGCCCGCGAGTTCGAGCGGGCCATGCAGACCTTCGGCCGGGACGCCAGATGGGCTGCCGTCGTCGCCACCAACAAGGTGGCCGGGATGGTGAAGGACCGTCTGACGGCCGAGCTGCCCAGCATCTTCGACCGGCCCACGCCCTTCACCATGCGGTCCATGTTCGTCCGCCGGGCCAGCATGGCGAAGCTGTTCGCCGAGGTTGGTTTCAAGGACTTCGCCGCGAAGGGCACGCCGGCGACCAAGTACCTGCGGCCCCAGGTCGACGGCGGCGCCCGCCGCGCCAAGCGCTTCGAGCGGCTGCTGCAATCCGCCGGCATTCTGCCCAGCGGCTGGTTCGCCATGCCGGGCGACAACGCCGAGCTGGACGCCTTCGGCAACATGAGCCGGGGCCAGCTCACCAAGGCGCTGTCGCACATCCGGTCCTTTGCCGCTGACCGCGGGCAGAACCGCAGCCAGACCCGCAAGAGTCGCGGGAAGCGGCGCAAAGAGCAGTATTTCGCGGCCAAGCCGGGGAAACCCGGCCTGGCCCCGGGCATCTACAAGCGGGCCGGTGCGAAGGGGCGTGACGCCCAGCCCGTCCTGTTCTTCGTTCGCAAGGCCCCGACCTACCGCAAGCGCTTCCCCTTCGACCGCATTACGGCGGTGGTGGTGAAGCAGCATCTGGCTCCGGAGTTCCGGGCGGCGCTGGAGCAGGCGGTGGCGACGTCGCGTGCCAAGGGGTTCCGGCGGTGAACCGGGGCGCGCTCCTCCGCCGACCGGCCGGGGGCCCCTGGCGACCTCGGGCGGTGCGGGTAGTTCGAGCGGCGCTGTCCGTGGATTTTTCGGCGCCGCACGCAACGCAACAGCGTGTTGCGGTCCCGCCGGCGGTCTAAAGAACATCACGTAACATACTGAAACCGCGCAAAAAAGGCGAGCCCACCCAGGCTGGCAGGCCTGTTGCGCCGAGTGCCGGGGGCAACGCAACGATGGCATCACGCAACAAGCTGCTGTCCAAGACGGACTACGCGGCCCAGATCGGGGTCAACAAATCCCAGATCAGCCGCTACTGCGCCCGGGGCATGCCGTCACACGCCGGGATGATCGACCCCGAGGAAGCGGACTGGTGGCGGGAACAGAACCTCGACCAGACCAAGCCGCGGGCGAAGGTGACGCCGCCCCAGCAACGCAAGGCCGCCATCAGCGCGGAGGCCGCGAAGGTCGACCAGGCGGCGGAGCTGACGGCGAAGCCCGCCAGGGCGGAGAGCGCACCGCCAACTTCCCCGCCGGCGGACGATCTGTCGGGCGCCACGGTCACCTTCGCCGACGGTACCAGCATGGACCTGGCGCAGATCGGCGACCTGAACACCGTCAACCGGATCGACAAGTTCTGGGCCGGCGAGCTGAAGCGGCGCGAGGCGATGGCCCACGACCGCCAACACATCCCCCGCGGCGAGGTCGAGGCGGCGTGGGACACCGCCAACACACTCTACCGGCAGGGGCTCGACGGGGTGGCCGGCCGCACCGCGGGGAAGCTTGCCGAACTGACCGGCGGCGACGCGGCGGTAATCGAGGGACTCATCCGGGATGAACACCGCACCGCCCTTGCCGCCGTCGCCAAAGCCTTCGAGCGCGCCGCGGTCCTTGCCGAACGTGGCGGCGCTGCTGCGCCGGGCGGGGGCAACGATCCGGCCGCCGAAGAAGCGGTGGACTGACGAATGGGCCAAGGAGAACGTGGTGCTGCCGGCGAAGTCGGCGGAACCCGGTCCCTACCGCCCCGACCGGGTGCCCTACATGATCCCGATCATGCGAGCCTTCGACGATCCCCGCTGGCGCTTGGTCATTTTCGTCATGGGCTCGCAGATGACCAAGAGCACCGGGGTGCTCAACGTCATCGGCAAGCGTCAGGACTATGCCCCGGTGCCGATCATCTACTTCGGGCCGTCGCGCAACTTTGTCGAGAACGTGATCGAGCCGCGCCTGACGGAGATGTTGCGCACCTCGCCCACCCTCTTCGCCAAGACACGGTGGGGCAAGGCCAACCGCAAGACGATGAAGACCGTGGCCGGTGCGGAAATTCGGCTGGGCTGGGCAGGCTCCGCGACCGAACTGGCCGGCCAGCCCGCCGGCCTGGTGTTCGTCGATGAACGCGACCGTATGGAAGGCGACATCAAGGGTGAGGGCGACCCGGTTGAACTGGCGCGGGCGCGCGGCGAGACCTACCCCGGCTTCTGCCTCGGCATCACCTCCACGCCGCTGATCGGCAACATCGAGGAGGAACGGCACCCTGACACCGGACTGATCCACTGGAAGGTCGGCGATCCGGAGGACATCGAGAGCGCCACCTGGAAGCTGTGGCAGGAGGGGACGCGCCACGAGTACGCCTGGCCATGCCCCCACTGCGGCGAGTTCTTCATCCCACGGTTCAGCCTGCTGAAGTGGACTGGCGACACGCCGTCTCAGGCGAAGAAGACGGCGCGGCTGGCCTGCCCGAATCCCGACTGCGACGTCAACACGGCCGGGCTGGTCATCGAGAACCATCACAAGCCGCAGATGCTGGCGCGCGGCGTCTTCGTGGCGCCGGGACAGCGGGTGGCCAAGGACGGGACGATCAGCGGTCCGGATCTGGACGGCGACACGGTCTCGTTCTGGGTGTCCGGCCTCTGCTCGCCTTTCGTCTCCTTCGGCGACCGCGCCGCCGACTTCGTCCGGGCCCGGCGGTCGGGCGACACCAAGCGGCTGCAGACGGTCATCAACACCCGCTTTGGTGAGCTGTTCCGCAGCGCCGGCGGCGGCCCGGCCAAGCCGTGGGAAGAGATTGCCGGACGGGCCATCGACTACCGGATGGGCGAGGCGCCGGCCGGCGTGCAGAAAATCGCCCTCACCGTCGACGTGCAGAAGTTCGGCCTCTACTACGTCCTGCGCGGCTGGGGGGCACGCTACGAAAGCTGGCTGATCCGGGCCGACCAGATCGCCGGCGAGACGGAGCGGCCGGAGGTCTGGAACGAGCTGGCGGAGCTGGTCGACGGCGGCCTCGACGGTCAGCCCTTCGACCTGGTGCTGATCGACTCCGGCTACCGCCCGGGCGACCGCTGGCGGCGGCCGACCAACGCCGTCTACGACTTCTGCCGGCGCTACGCCAACGGCCGCGTGCGGGCGATCAAGGGACAGGAAAAGCTGTCGACGCCGATCCGCACGGCGCAGGCGGCGGTCAACGCCAAGGGCAAGGCGGCGAAACGGGCGGGCGTGATCCTCCACCACCTGGACAGCGACTTCTTCAAGTCGTGGGTGATGGGGCGTCTCGACTGGCCGGCCGGAGAACCGGGCGGCTGGTACCTCCCGGCGGACGTGACCGAAGCCTATTGCCGACAGATCGTCGCGGAGAACCGGGTGGTCAAGCCGAGCGGCGACGTCACCTGGGTCCGCCTGTCCAAGGACAACCACTATCTCGACTGCGAGATGATGCAGGCCGCCGCCGCGGAGCTGATGCAGGTCCACGCGCTGCGCCCGCTCGATCCGGACACCGAGAAATCCACCCCTTCCACCACGCTGCCCGCCCGCAAGGTCGGCCGCTCCAGCCACCTTGCCCGCATAGGACGATGACAATGGCAACCCTGTCCGACCTGGAGGCGCAGCGCGCCACCTTGATCCGTCGCCTGACCGGCCTGCGCAAGCGGGTCACCACCGGCGACCGGACGGTGGAATACGACCTGGGTCAAGCCGAAAAGGCCCTCGGCGTCATCGATCGCGAGATCTCCGCGGCCAAGCTGGCCAACGGGACCTCCCGGCCGGTACGCAGCTTCGTCGTCACCCCGCGCTCGGGATACTGATCATGCGCAACGCGGAAATCAGGGTTCGGGTGAAGGGCACCGCCTTCTACCTGCCGGTGGCGAACGCCCCGGCGGCGCCCACCAACGAGGCCCCGCCGGCCCCCGCCTTCAACGGCGCGTCGACCGGTCGTCGCCTCGCGGGGTGGCGGGCGACCGGCGCCGGCCCAAACGCCATCGTCCAGGCGAGCGCGCCGGAGCTGGTGCGCCGCTCGCGCGACCTCGGGCGGAACAACCCGCATGGCCGCCGGGCCCGCACGCTGTACCGGACGCACATCGTCGGCACCGGCATCGTGCCGCGCTCGCTCTGCCCCGATCCGGCGGTGCGGGAGGCCATCGACGCCCTGTGGGACCGCTGGACGGATTACGCCGACGCGGACGGCGCCTACGATTTCTATGGGCTTCAGGCGCAGGCCGTCGACGAGATGGTCGAAGGCGGCGAGTCCTTCATCCGGCTGCGCACCCGGCGCCCGTCCGACGCCCTGCCGGTGCCATTGCAGCTGCAGGTCATTCCCACGGAGCAGGTGCCGCTGGGCTACGACACCCCGAACGGGAGCAACCCGGTGTTGCAGGGGATCGAGCGCAACCGGCTCGGGCAGCGGGCCGCCTATTGGATGCACCGGCAGCACCCCGGCGACGTCGGGCTGGGGGACTCCTTCGACATCGGGCAACTGTCCCGGGTGGACGCCGCCGATGTCTGCCATCTCCGCCTCGCTCCGGCCGGCCAGTTGCGCGGCCTGCCCTGGCTCGCCGTCGTGGTGACCGTCCTGAAGCATCTGGGCGATTGGAAGGATGCCTCGCTGCTGCGCAAGCAGATGCTGACGATGCTGGTCGGCTTCGTCCGGCGGGCGGTCAACGGCACGATGGACCTGGACGAGTTGGCCCAGGCTTGGGGCAACGTTCAGGCGCAGCTCGGCGATCTGCCGGCGGTCGCGCTTGAACCGGGCACCATGCAGTACCTGGAGCCGGGCGAGGAGGTGGAGTTCACCAACTGGCAGGAGACGGCGGGCGCCGACGAGGCGTTCGAGCGCTCGGCGTTGCGCACCGTCTCGGCCGGTCTGGATCTTATCTACGAGGAGGTGTCGGGCGATTGGGAGAAGACCAACGACCGCACCTTCCGGGCCGCCTTCAACACGCTGAAGCGCACGGTCGGCATGTACCAGCACCAGCTCGTCGGCTTCCAGCTCAACCGCCCGGTCTGGACCCGCTTCATCGACCTGGCCGTCGCTTCGCAGGCCCTGATCGTGCCGCCGGGCCTGACGGACGCCGATCTGAAAAGCTTCGAGAACCGTCCGCAACGCTGGGAGTACCTGAACCCGAAGCAGGACATCGAGGCGCTGGGCACCGAACTCGCCATCGGGATCAACTCCCGCAAGGCGATCGCCGACGAGCGCGGCGACAAGATCGAAACCATCGACGATCAGCGCGCCGCCGACCAGGCGCGGGAAACCAGCCACGGGCTGGTCAGCCGCCGCCCGGCGCCGTCCCCCGACAATCCGGACCCCCACCAGCAGGAACAGTGAGCCATGGCCAATTGGTACAGCATCAAGGCCGCCGCCGACGGCGACGGTCAACAGCCCCCCACGATCTGTATCTACGATGAGATCGGCTATTGGGGCGTCACGGCGAAGGACTTCGCCGACGATCTGAAGGCGCTGGGGCCGGTCACCGCCCTGACCGTGCGCATCAACAGCGGCGGGGGCGAGTTCTTCGCCGGCTTGGCGATCGGCAACCTGCTGCGGACGCACCCGGCGAAGGTGACGGTGAAGATCGACGGGCTGGCCGGCAGCATCGCCTCCGTCATCGCCATGGCCGGCGACACGGTGGAAATGCCCAGCAACGCTATGATGATGGTCCACAACGTCTCATGGTGGGCGTCCGGCACCGCCGAGGATCTGCGCGAGACCGCGGAGGTGATGGACCAGATGCGCAAGTCTCTGGTCGCCGCCTACCGCTCCAAGACGGGCCTGGACGACGCCAAGCTCGACGAACTGCTGACCGACAGCGGCACCTGGATGACCGCCGCGGAGGCGAAGGAGCTGGGTTTCTGCGACGTCGTCACCGACGCGGTGGACGCCACCAACTTTGCCCGCGTCGATCCGGCCCGCTTCGCCAAGGTGCCGACGGCGATCGCCGCCAAGCTCGCCCCGCCACCCCCGGCGCCTCCGCCGGACGCCGCGGACCCGGCCAAACCCGCTGAGGCCCGGCAGATCGCCGATCTCTGCGCCAAGGCCGGGTTCCCCGAGCTGACCGCCGGCCTGCTCACCGGCACGGCGACGGCGGCCGACGTCACCCGCCGGATCGAGGATGCCCGCAAGGTCCAGGACGCCTGCACGCGTTTCCGCCGGCCCGACATGGCCCGCAACCTGATCGCCGCCGTCGCCACCGGCCTGACGGTGGATGCGGCCTGCGCCATCGCCAACGAGGCCGCCGCCGACCGCGACGAGTCGGTCGTTACCGACACCTCGCGCCCGAACGGCCAGCCCCAGGCCAACGGCTGGGGTAGTGCTGTCGCCAAGCTCAAGAAGTAACCATCGCACCAGGAGAGCCAGCCAATGGCAACGCTTACCGAAAACCTGCCCCACGCCGGCGGCTACCTCATCAGCGAGGGCAACGGCGATATCAGCCGCGAGGTCGTGACCTTCGCTTCCGGCAACGGCGTGATCCGAACCGGCATGGTGGTCGCCAAGCTGACCGCGACCGGCAAGTACGTCCCCTACGACAACGCCGGCACCGACGGCTCCGAGACCGCCGTCGCCATCAATTGGGAGGAGCGCGACACCACCGACGGCGACGTGGACGGCGTCGTCACGGCCCGCCACGCCACCGTGAACAAGGCCGAACTGGTCTGGGCCGCGGGTGTGGACGCCACCGGCATCGCGGCCGGCCTCGCCGATCTCGCCGCCCTTTCCATCATCGCCCGCTGATCGCCGGGCCGCACGAGGAGTACCGCCCCATGGCGAGCATGGACATCTTCACCCAGAACGCCTTCGGCATGTGGGAACTGACCCGCGGCCTGGAGGACATCCCCTACAAGCCGGGCCTGCTGGGCACCACCGGCCTGTTCACCTACCGCGGCATCCGCACCCGCCAGTTCGGCATCGAGAGCCGCAGCGGCACGCTGTCGCTCATCCCGTTCTCCGAGCGCGGCGCCCCGGCGGTGCAGGGCTCGCAGGAAGGCCGGACGATTCGAGACTTCCGCACCCGGCACCTGAAGAAGGAAGACACCATCTGGGCTTCCGAGGTGGCCGGCATCCGCGCGTTCGCGTCGGAGACGGAGCTTCAGCAGGTGCAGACGGAGGTGGCCCGCCGGGCACTGAAGCTGCGCAACGAGGTGGAGCTGACGTTCGAGTATCACCGCCTCAATGCCTTGCAGGGCAAGGTGCTGGACGCCAACGGCACGACCGTCGTCTACAACTGGTTCACCGAATTCGGCATCGAGGTACCGGACGAGATCGACTTCGATCTGGACAACGCCACGCCGGCCAAGGGCGCCCTGCGCACGAAGTGCTACGAGGTTGTGCTGTCCGTCGAAGAGTCGGTCGGCGGCTTGGTGCCGGGCTCCATCGTCATCGAGGCGGTGTGCGGCGCCAACTTCTTCCGCGACCTGACCAATCACCGGGACGTCATCGAGACGTACCTGTACGCCGCCAAGGCCAACGAGTTGGCCGGCCGGCCGATGGACGTGTTCGACTGGGGCGGCATCCGCTGGCGTCGCTACCGCGGGGGTTCCGGCGTCGGCGTGAACACCGACAAGTGCCATCTCTACCCGACGGGCATTGATGGCCTGTTCGAGCAGTACGGCAGCCCGCCGGATACGTTCGATTTGGTGAACACACCGGGCCAGGAGATCTATTACCGGACCATCACGGACCGCGACCGGAACGAGTGGGTGAAGATCGAGGCAGAAGCCAATCCGATGTTCATCTGCACCCGTCCGGGCGTGCTGCGTCAGGGCAAGCGCACCTGATCCTGACCGCCTGACCACCAACGCGAAAGGGCCGCTTCCGGGCGGCCTTTCGCGTGTCTGGAGGCCCCATGCTCGACGACACCGACGACGACCTCAACGCGGCCTGCCTGGAAGAGTTCGGCGAGCGGGCGCATGGTCGCGAGGTTCTCTTCCGCCGCCCTGGCGTCGACGATCATTCCATGGATGGCATCTACGACGAAAATTTCGTCAGCATCCGCGTGGAAGACGGCGCCGAGATCTCCGACGTCTCCCCGTCGCTCCTGATCCGGCTGGCCGATCTGCCCGCCGATGTGGATCTCGGGCAGAGCCACCGCTTCGTCGTCCGCGGAACGGTGCGCCGCGTCTGGGACGTCCAGCCGGACGGGCACGGCATGGCCCGGGTGCTGCTCAAGGATTCCTGACGATGCTCGAACGCACGGAGATCCGGGCGGCTACGGTCGCCCTGCTGAAGGGCGCCACGACCGCCGGCGACCGGGTCTACGCGACCCGCCTGATGCCGCAGGTCGGTGAAACCTATCCGACCATTCTCGTCTACACCTCCGACGAGGACATGACCCGCCGCGGCGGCACCCCGCCGCAGTTCGCGCACGACCTGACCATGGTCATCGACGTGCGGACGAAGGCGAGCGAGGACGTGGACGCCGAGGACGCCCTTGACGCGCTGTGCGGGACGATCCTGGAGCGGCTGCTCACCAACGCCGAGTGGGTGGGCCAGTTCGAGGAAATCAGCAGCGTCAAGACGCGGATCATCCCCAACGATGAGGGGCGCCACCCCCTCGTGTTTGCGCTGATCGGAATCACCGGGAAGTTTTACACCATCTGGCACCCCGTCGTTCCCGACGCCTTCGAAGCCACCCGCGTCGGCATCGACTGCATCGACCCCGCCGACCCCAACCTGACCTCTCCCGGCCCCGACGGGCGGCTTGAGGCCGAAGGCGCCTTCACCATCCCCACCTGACGGAGTCACGCATGTACGTGAAGCCCAAGCCCGGCGCGCTCGTGCGCGACCCGGAGACGAGAGAGCCTTTGCCCGCCGAAGGGGCCGAGGTGCCGGAAAACCAATACTGGATGCGCCGGCTTGCCGATGGCGACGTGGTGCGGGCCGACCCACCCGTCCTGGCCGATCCTCCGGCGCCGGCGGATGAGGAGGACCTGTAAATGTCCGTCTCCTTCACCCAAATCCCGGCCAACCTGCGCCTGCCGCTGTTCCATGCCGAGGTGGACGGCTCGCAGGCCAGCTACTTCGTCCAGGACCAGCGCGCCCTGCTGATCGGGCAGCGGCTTGCCGCCGGCACCGCCGCGGCCGACGTGCCGGTCCTGGTCACCTCCCCCGACCAAGCCGCCACCCTGTTCGGCGCCGGCTCCGTCCTGGCCCGCATGGTCGCCGCCTACCGGCGCAACGACGATTTCGGGGCCATCTGGTGCCTGCCCGTCGCCGATGCCGGCGCCGCGGCGGCCGCCACCGGCACGGTCACCCTGACCGGCACGGCGACGGCCGCCGGCGCGCTGTCCCTCTACATCGCCGGGCAGCGGGTGCAGATCGCCGTGGCATCGGGCAACACCGCCGCGGTGGTGGCCACCGCGCTCGCCGCGGCGATCACCGCCGTGGCCGATCTGCCGGTCACCGCGGCCGCCGTCACCGGCACGGTCACCCTGACCGCCAAGAACAAGGGGCCGCTCGGCAACGACATCGACGTGCGGCTGAACTATCTGGGCGCGCTGGGGGGCGAGGCGACCCCGGCCGGTCTGACCGTCGCCGTCACGGCGATGGCCAACGGCGCCGCCGCGCCGTCCCTGGCCGTCGGCATCGCGGCGCTGGGCGACGAGCCGTTCGATTTCATCGCCTGCCCCTACACCGACACGGCCAGCCTGGACGCCCTGAAGGGCTTCATGGATGACCAGACCGGCCGCTGGGCGTGGTCGCGCCAGCTCTACGGCCACGTCTTCGCCGCGCGCCGCGGCACGGTGGCCGAGCTGTCGACCTTCGGCAACGCGCGCAACGATCCCCACGTCACGGTGCTGGGCTACGCCGGCAGTCCGACGCCGCCGTGGGAGTGGGCCGCCGCTCTGACCGGGCAGGCCGCGAAATCGCTTCGCATCGACCCGGCCCGGCCGCTCCAGACCTTGCCGCTGGTCGGCGTGCTGGCGCCGACGGTGTCCGCCCGCTTCACCATGTCGGAACGGCAAATCCTGCTGTTCGACGGGGTGGCCACCTTCACCACCGGCACCGACGGCACGGTCCGGATCGAGCGGGCCATCACCACCTACCAGGTCAACGCCTACGGCCAGCCCGACCCGTCCTTCCTGGACGTCGAGACGCTGTTCACGCTGGCCACCGTCCTGCGCCGTCTGCGCTCGGTCATCACCACCAAGTACGCCCGGCACAAGCTGGCCAACGACGGCACGGTGTTCGGCGCCGGGCAGGCGATCGTCACGCCGAAGATCATCAAGGCGGAGCTGATCGCCCAGTATTCCGAGATGGAAACGCTGGGGCTGGTGGAAAACCTCGCCGCGTTCAAAGCGAACCTAGTGGTCGAGCGCGACCCGACCGACCCCAACCGTCTCAACGTCCTGTACCCGCCCGACCTGGTCAACCAGCTCCGCGTCTTCGCGGTGCTGGCCCAGTTCCGCCTGCAGTACGCGGCCTGAAGGAGGGCCTGACCCATGAGCAAGAAAGTCGCCGGTGTCTGCTACCTGAAGGTGGACGGCACCCAGTACGCCCTGCGTGGCTCCCTCACCGTCTCGCCGGACAGCATCGAGCGCGAGGGCGTCGCCGGCCAGGACGGTGTCCACGGCTTCAAGGAGACGCCGCGGGTGCCGTCCATCTCCGCCGACATCACCGACACCGATGGGCTGTCGCTGGAGGCCCTGCTGGCGATCACCGATGCCACCGTCACCGCGGAGCTGGCCACCGGCAAGGTCTACGTGCTGCGCAACGCCTGGACCAAGGGCGGACATGAGCTGGACACCACCGAAGGGCAGGTGTCCGTCACCTTCGAAGGCATGAAGTGCGAGGAATCCCGATGAGCGACAACACCGTTACCCTGAAGAAGCCGATCAAGGCCCACGGCGAGGAGGTCAGCGCCCTGACCTTCCGCGAGCCCAACGGCGACGACATCATGACTTGCGGCTACCCGTTGCAGATGTCCGGCGACGGCTCGTTCACGCCGCTCGCCAACGTGTGCGGCAAGTACATCAGCCGCCTGGGCAACATCCCGGCCAGCAGCGTCAAGGCGCTGACCGCCCCTGATTTCCAGGCCTGCATGATGACGATCATCCCTTTTTTCACGGATGGGCTGGCGGACCAGGCCCCGGCGAACGAGGACTGATCGAACGGTTCTGTGACGTCGGCTGGGCGTGGGGCATGGGCCCCCGCGACATTGAGGCGCTGACCATCTCCCGGATGCTGCTCTACGAGGCGCAGGCCATCCGGATCGGCAAGGAGCTGAAGCAGCAATAGGGCGGCCCTGTGGCCGCCCTTGCTGCGTCGGGGGCGGACATGGCGAATTTCAACCTCAAAGCCATCATCTCGGTGGTCGACCGGGTGTCCGGGCCGATGAAGGGCATCAACCGGGCGATCGGCGGGATGACCAAGCGGTTCGGCGACATCGGCACCGCCGGCGGCTCGCTGGCGTCGGCCTTCGGCGTGCAGCAGATCGCCCAGTCGGCGATCGACTTCGAGTCCACCATGGCCGACGTCAAGAAGGTGGTGGACTTCGACACGCCCGAAGGCTTCGCGCGGATGAAGGACGACATCCTGGCCATGTCGAAGACTCTGCCGATGGCCGCCAACGGCATCGGCCAGATCGTCGCGGCGGCCGGACAGTCCGGCATCGCGCGGGAGGAGCTGGCCACCTTCGCCGAAGACGCCGCGAAGATGGGCATCGCCTTCGACCTGTCGGCGGACGAGGCCGGCGACATGATGGCCAAGTGGCGCGTCGCCTTCGGGATGACGCAGGACCAGGTCCGCGAGCTGGCCGACCAGGTCAACTACCTGGGCAACACGGGTCCCGCGAAAGCGGCGCAGATCTCCGACGTCATCCGGCGCGTCGGCGCCCTGGGCGACGTCGGCGGCGTCCAGGCCAAGTATGTTGCGGCCCTGGGCGCCTCGATCTCGGGCGTCGGCGTGGAGTCCGAAGTCGCGGCAACCGCGACCAAAAACTTCATCCTGGCGATGGCGGCCGGCGAGGCCGCGACCAAGGGCCAGAAAAAAGCCTTTGCGGCGTTGGGCATCGACACGGTGAAGCTGTCCAAGGCCATGCAGAAGGACGCCACCGGCGCTTTCACCAAGGTCCTGGCGGCCATCGAGAAGCTGCCGAAGGACCGGCAGGCGAGCGTCATGGCGGAAATCTTCGGCAAGGAGAGCTTGGGCGCCATCGCACCATTGCTGAAGAACCTGCCGAACCTGCGCGAAAACATTCTAAAGGTGTCCGACGCCACCCGCTTCGGTGGGTCGATGAACAAGGAGTATGAAGCCCGCGCCGCGACCACGGCCAACGCCATCCAGCTCATGAACAACCGCTGGGAGGCGCTGAAGATCACCCTGGGCGACGCGCTGCTGCCGACGCTCAACGAGCTGTTGGGGCCGCTGGGCGGGCTGATCGACCAGATGGCCGCCTTCGCCAAGGCCAACCCGGAGCTGACGAAATACGCCCTTCTCCTGGTGGCCATCGCCGGCGCCGTCGGGGTCGCCGGCGCCGCCGTCTCCCTGCTGGGCGGCGCCGTCCTGTCGACGCTGGGCGCCGTCCTGCGCATGGTGCTGGCGCTGGGCATGCTGGCGGTGCGGATCGCCATCGCTCCCGCCGTGCTGGCCCTGCGCGGGGCGCTGCTGGCGGCCCGTGGCGCCATGATGCTGTTCAACGTGGCCATGGCCGCCAACCCGATCGGGGCCGTGATCGCGACGGTGGCCTTGCTCGCCGGCGCCGTCTACCTGCTTTACGACAACTGGGGGCCGGTGTCGGCCTGGTTCACCGGCCAGTGGGACGCGATCAAGCTGGTGTTCAGCGGGTTCATGGCCTTCCTGTCCGGCGTCTTCACCGGCGATTTCGCCGCGGCGATGGACGGGCTGAAGACGATCGGGCAGGGGCTGCTCGGCTGGTTCCAGGGGTGGGGCGACGCCATCGCCGGGGTGTTCTCCAAGGTGTTCGACTGGATCAAGTCGCTGTTCGACATCGACATCGCCGGCGCGCTGCAGGCGAAGCTGGCGGCCCTGACCAGCGTTCTCCCGTCGTGGGTGACCGACAAGCTGGGCCTGTCGGTCGCGGGGCCCGGCGATGCGCCATCTGTTGCCGGCGCCGGCTCCAGTCCGGTCCTGGCCGCTGCCGCCGCCCAGCCGTTGCGCGGCGCCGTCGACATCAACATCAACGGGGCGCCGCCCGGCACCCGGGTTGAGACGCGCTCCGACAATAAGGGCGTCGCCTTCAACGCCGACGTCGGTTACCGCTCGCTGGCGCTCGGGGGACCCTGACCATGACTTGGCGTGACCAACTGCGGCCCGCCTCCTTCCGGGGCGTGCCCTTCAAGGTGGACGGGGACGAGCTGGCGGCGGGCCGCCGCGTGCAGCTCCACGAATACCCGCAGCGCGACAAGCCCTATGCCGAGGACCTGGGGCGGGCCACCCGCAAGATCACCCTGACCGCCTACCTCATCGGCCCGGACTACATGGCCCAGCGGGACCGCCTGCTGGCGGCGCTGGAGGAGGCCGGGCCCGGCGAGCTGGTCCACCCGCAGTATGGCACGCTCCAGGTGGTCGCCGACGGCGAGTGCCGGGTGGCTCACAGCCGCGACGAGGGCGGGCTGTGCCGCTTCTCGCTGTCCTTCGCCGAGTCCGGCGAGCTGGCCTTCCCGTCGGCGACGGTCAACACGTCGGCGACGTGCTGGCGGCGGGCCGACGCCCTGGCGGCCACGTCGCTCGCCGACTTCGCCGCGCACTTCGGCGTGGCGGGTGTCGCCGACTTCGTCCGCGCCGGCGCGATCGCGGACGTCGTCAAGGCGGTGGGCATGATCGAGCGGACGGTGCGTGGCTTCTCCTGGTCCGCCGTCCTGGGCGGCTTGCTCGGCGATCTGGACGGGCTGCTGGGCTCCCCGTCCACGCTGGCGCAGCGCATCATGGCCCTGTTCACGGGCACCGGCACCACGCGGCGATCGGGCGGGCGTGGGGGCGCCGTAGCCGGGAGCAGCTCGCTCGCCACGGCCGGACCGACGGCCCAGCAGCGGCTGGCCAGCCTTGGCCGCGTCGCTGCCTATGTCCCTCCGTCCCCGACCTACGCCACGGTGACGCCGGCGCGGCGGCAGCAGGCCCGGAACAGCGCCGCCGTCGCCGCCCTGGTCCGCCGCGCCGCCCTGGTCCAGTCCGCCCGCGTGGCGGCCGACGCCGAATGGCCGGTCTACCAGGAGGCGATCACCGAACGCGACGCCCTGGCGCAGCGCATCGACGCCGAAGCGCTGCGCCCGGACGTGCCGGACGCGACCTTCCGGGCGCTGACGGATCTGCGCGTCGCCGTGGTGCAGGACCTTACCGCCCGCTCGGTCGGGGCGGCCCGGCTGGCCACCGTCACGCCGGCGACGGTGCAACCCGCTGTCGTCCTGGCCTACGACCTCTACGAGGACGCCGGCCGCGGCGAGGAAATCGTCACCCGCAACCGCGTGGCTCACCCCGGCTTCGTGCCGCCGGCGCCGCTGAAGGTGCTGACATGACGGATGATCGCAACCGGGTGCGCCTGCTGGTCAACGGCACGGATTTCGGCGGCTGGAAGTCGGTCTCCATCTCCGCCGGCATTGACCGGCAGGCCCGCGACTTCGACCTCTCCGTCACCGACCCCTGGCCGGGGTCGGACGTGCCGCGGCGCATCGCGCCGGGCGACGCGTGCCAAGTCTTCATCGGGAGCGACCTGGTGCTGACCGGCTACGTCGACGGCACGCCGATCAGCTACGACGCGAAGTCCGTGACCGTCGGGGTCAAGGGCCGGTCGAAAACCGCCGACCTCGTGGACTGTTCGGCGATCCACGAACCCGGGCAGTTCAAGGGGCGGAAGGTCGAACAGATCGCGGCGGAGCTGGCGGCGCCCTACGGCGTTGCCGTCCTGGCGGCGGTGGACACCGGGGCGCCGATCGCCGATCACCAACTTCAGCAAGGGGAATCGGTGTTCGAAAGCATCGACCGCATGCTGAAGCTGCGGGCGCTGCTGTCCACCGACGACGCCGAAGGGCGGCTCGTCCTGACCCGGGCCGGCTCGGCGCGCGCCGCCACCGACCTGGTGGTGGGGGAAAACGTGCTGACCGGCTCGGCGTCGCTGGACTGCAAGGACCGCTTTTCCGAATACCGCATCAAGGGGCAGCGGACGGCGGACGCCGCGGCCGGTGGCGGTGACGAGGATGGCGACGACGACGAAGACGCCGGTGCCGGTGCCGGCGCCGTCGCCTTTGCCGGCGGCGCCGTCGACGATGAGGGGCCGGACATCGCCACCATCACGGCGGATGCGGCCGGCGCCTCTCAGGTGGCGGCGGTGCAGACCGACACCGGCATCACGCGCAAGCGCGTGCTGGTGATCGTCGCCGACGGCCAGCCGGACGGCGGCACGGCGCGCGAGCGCGCCCGCTGGGAGGCGGCCCACCGCGCCGGCAAGAGTTTTGAAACCAGCTACACCGTGCAGGGCTGGCGCCAGGCCGATGGCCGTCTCTGGGTCCCCAACGAGCTGGTGCGGGTGCGTGACCCGATCATTGGCTTTGACGTCGACATGTTGGTGTCCGCGGTGTCCTACAGCCTGTCGGAGTCCGGCAGCGTCGCCACTCTGACCGTGGCGCCGAAGGCGGCTTACGAGCTGCTGCCCGAAACGCCGCAAGCCAAGGGCAAGGGCAAGGGCAAGAAGGGCACCACCCTGACCCCGCCCATTGTGGAGTTCGATTGATGGATGCGCGCAACGTGGGAAAGCTGCTGGCGCCGCTCAAGCGGGGCCTGCAGATGGTGGTGGCGCGCGCCCTGGTCACCGCCGTCGGCGGGGGCCGGGCGCAGAGTGTGCAGGTCGCGCTTCTCGCCGGCGAGGCCAAGGATGGGGTGGAGCATGCCGAACCCTACGGCTTCACGGCGCACCCCCACGCCGGCGCGACCGCCCTGGTGGTGTTCGTCGGCGGCGATCGCAGCCATGGCATCGCCGCGGTGGTGTCCGATCCGCGATACCGCCCGGCCGACCTCGCGCCCGGCGAGGTGTGCGTCTACACCGACGAGGGCGACGAAATCCGCATCAAGCGCGGCGGCGAGCTGGTCATCAAAGCCGCCACGAAAGTCCGCATCGAGACGCCCTTGCTTGAGGTGACCGGCGAGGTGCGCGACCGCTGCGACACCGGCGGCCGGACCATGGCCGAGATGCGCGACGTCTACGACGGCCACACCCACGGCGGCGTGCAACCCGGCACCGCCAGCACCGCGACGCCCAACCAAGGCATGTAGCCCATGAGCTATTTCGTGCAGGACCGCACCGTCGTCATCGACGGCGTGGCGCTGTCGCTCGACCTGACCACGGGCGACCCACTCGTGCGGGCCGTCCTCATGTCCCTGTTCACCTGGGCCCGGGCCCGCCCCGGCGACGTGCTGCCCGCCGACCGCAGGATGGGGTGGTGGGGCGACACCTACCCGACCGCGGCCAACGACCGCATCGGCTCCCGCCTGTGGCTGCTGTCGCGCGAGAAGCTGCTGCCGGAAACGGTGCGCCGCGCCCGCGAATACGCGCAGGAGGCCCTGGCCTGGCTGGTGGCCGATGGCGTCGCCCAGCGCGTCGAGGTGACCGCCGATCGGCGCGGCACCGACGGCCTGACGCTCACCTGCCGCATCTGGCGCCGCGACGGCACGCCCGTGGATCTCCGCTTCGACGACGCCTGGGAGGCAATCACCAATGGCTGACACCGGTTTCACCCGGCCCACGCTGCCCGAGCTGATCGAGCAGGTGCGCGCCGACCTCCTGGCCCGTCTGGGGCTGGACGAGCTGCTGCGCCGCGTCGACGGCGAGGTGCAGGCCCGTGTCCAGGCGGCGGCCCTGCACAGTCTCTACGGCTTTATCGACTTCCTGGCCCGCCAGGTGCTGCCGGACACCGCCGATACGGACTGGCTGGACCGTCACGCCGACCTGTGGGGGGTCCAGCGCAAGGCGGCGGCGACGGCCACCGGCACCGTCACGGTCAGCGCCTCCACCGGCGTCACGATCCCGGCCGGCACGGTCCTGCAACGGGCGGGGCTTGGCGATTACACCGCCGCCACGAACGCCACCGCCGCCGCCGGCGTGGCCACTGTGACCGTGACGGCCGCCGCACCCGGCCAAGCCTACAACCTGCCCGCCGGCGCCCGGCTGACCCTGGTCAGCCCGGTTGCCGGCGCGCAGTCCACCGCGGTGGTGGTCGACGTCTCCGGCGGCGCCGACATCGAGTCCGACGACGCGCTGCGCGCCCGGCTGGTCACCCGCATCCAGACCCCACCGCACGGCGGCAACAGGTCCGACTATGAGGTGTGGGCGCTGGAAATTCCCGGCGTCACCCGGACCTGGGTAACGCCGCACCACATGGGGGCGGGGACCGTCGGGCTGTCCTTCGTCTGCGACGGCCGCGCCGACATCATCCCCACCCCCGGGGAGGTGGCCAACGTGGCGGCGCACATCGAGGCGCTGCGCCCGGTGACCGCCGCGGTGACCGTGTATGCCCCGGCGCCGGCGCCGCTGCCCCTGACGATCCGCCTGACCCCCGACGCCATGGCCACCCGCGCGGCGGTGCAGGCCGAGCTGCGCGACTTCCTGGCGCGCGAGGCGGTGCCGGGCGGCACGGTCTACCTGTCCCGGCTGCGCGAGGCGATCAGCGCCGCCGCCGGCGAGTTCCGGCACGAGCTGGAGGCGCCGACGGCCGACGTGGTGTCCCCGCCTGGGCACATCGCGACGCTGGGGGCGATCACATGGCTGTGAACCGGGCGGACCCCGCCGATTATTACGCGCTGCTGCTGGGGCTGCGTCCGACCGGCCCGGCCTGGCCGACGGACGACGAGCTGCTGCACGGCGTGGCCGACGGGCTGGCGCGGACGCACAATCGCGCGCTCGACCTGATGGACGAGGCGGACCCGCGCACGACCCTGGAAATGCTGGCAGCGTGGGAGCGCAACGCCGGCCTGCCCGACGCCTGCACCGGCCCCGCTGTCGGCCAAGCGGAGCGGCGGACGCGGCTGGTGCAGCAGCTCACGGCGCGGGGTGGCCAGAGCCGGGCCTTCTTCATCGCGCTCGCCGCGGCGATGGGCTTTCCCGGCTGCACGGTCACCGAATTCCCGCCCTTCAGCGTCGGCTCACCTTGCAGCGCGCCGCTGAACACGGCCGAAGCGGGCTGGCCGCACGCGTGGCGGCTGAACGCGCCGATTTCCGCCGGCAGCTACCCGTTCACGGCGAATTCCGGCTGCGACGAGGCGCTCGCGGCCTGGGGGTCGGCGCTTCTGGAATGCGTGATCGGCCGGGCGGCGCCGGCGCACAGCGCGGTGCTGTTCGGCTACCGCCCTGACCTCGACCTGATGGACGCCGCCGGCGTCACCCGCGACCTGATGGCCGGTTCTGGGGCGTCCGTGGACCTCATGACCGGCGACCTGCATGGATGGACGGAATGAACAAGCTCGACCGATTGGCTTTGCTCGGCTACCCGACCGGGCAGATGGCCGGGGTGACCGGCCTGCCACGCGAAGTCATGGTGGACACGACCAGGCGGACCCTGCGCGTCCATGATGGCGAAACGCCAGGCGGCGTCGAAACCGCACGCGCGGATCTCGCCAACGTCGGCGACGGGTCGCCGTTGCCGGTGCTGCCGATCGGCGCGACGAAAGCGCGGCCGGTCGCGCAGAAACTCGGCGAGAGGCTGTCCGTCAACGACATCACCGGGGTTGTGGCCGATGGCGTGGCGGATGACCGGCCGGCGCTCGCCCTGTTCTTTGCAACGACGGTGCGCAAGGGTGGCACGCTGACCGTGCCTTGGGACGCCAAGCTCTATCTCGGCTCCTCCGTCACCGTCCCCAAAAACTGGACACTGGAAGGACTGGGCGGCAACCAGGGCGTCACCGACAACGCGACCGAGAGCTATTACGACCGCGGGACGCAGGTGAAGCTCGGGCCGGGCGCCACGCTGCGCCATGGCGGAAACGGTGGGCTGGTCGACCTCCTGGTGATCCGGGCCGGTCTCGTCCAGCCGGTGCCCGACGTTGCCACCGCGGCCCTCTTGGTTTCTCAGTTCGCGGGGACCGGCATCGAGTGCGCCGGGGAAGACGTGACGGTCCGCGGCTGCTTGATCCTTGGTCACGCGGTCGGCATCGACAGCAAGGGCTGGGCGCGGACGAAGGTGCTCGATTGCGGCGTGGACTGCCACGCCGGCATCAACATCTCCGGCGGTTGGGACATCAACCGGGCGGAGCGCTGCCACGTCTGGCCCTACATGACCGCGACCACGCCCGGCGTGCATGCCGGCTCGGAAAGCTCTCACGCCCCGTTGCGGCGTAACGCGACCGGCATCGATTTCAATCCGGACAGCGGGGGCAACTGCGATTGGTCGACGGCCATCGACTGCTTCGTTTACGGCCATCCGATCGCCTTCTCGCAGCGCAGCGTGTCCAACGTGTCGTTCGTGAGGTGTCAGGCCGACTATGGCTCTCCAAACACCGGGAGCCAGCGGGGTTTCTCGATTACGGGGACGACGACCTACGCCTCACTGATCAACTGCACGGGGATTGCGCAGGCGACCTGTGTCCATGTGGACACCACGGGCGGGGCGAGCGCGGACAATGGTGTCCGGATCATCGGGGGCATCTGGGCGGCGTCGGGCACCAACATCAACATCGTCAATGGCGCGGCGGTGGTCCATGGCAACCAGTTCTACAGCGGCAGTCAGGGCGTGGTGTTCGGGGCCGGGGCGGAGCCGGGGAGCATCATCGGCAACTATTTCCAGGGTGTCGCCGACCCGCTGGTGATCGACGGGACGGTCATCGGCAAGACCGAGATCCTGGGCAACAGCTACGACGGGGTTACGGAGGCGACCGAGAACCGGCTGAACGCCGGTCTGTCGCTAGCGGCTTGGGGCGCTGCCCTGACGGTCACCGACACCAGGGGCCTGTCGCAGGATATTGGCGGCGCGGTGGTGCTGTCGGGGGCGTTTAGCGGTGGCACCTATGGACCCTACGCCCGCGTGCGCGCCGGGCTCATGAGCGGCACGACCGGCAACGAGGCGGCGGAGTTGGTGTTCGCGACGCGCCGCAACGCCACTTTGCTCGACCGGTGGAAAATCCACCACGACGGTCACCTGCAGCCCGTGGTCGACAACGCGTCGGACATCGGCGGTGGGGCGCTTCGTGCACGCAACATTTACGGCGCGTCGGGCGTGGTCAACACATCGGATCGCAAGGCCAAGCAAGACTTTGCCCCGATTGACGACGCCCTTCTCGACGCTTGGGGCGGGGTGTCGTGGTGCCTGTACCGGTTCCGGGACGCGGTCGCGGAGAAAGGCGAGGCCGCCCGCATCCATGCCGGCGCCATCGCGCAGGACGTTCACGACGTCCTGGCCGCACAGGGCCTCAACCCGTGGCGCTACGGCCTGCTGTGCCGCGACGACCTGACCGAACCGACCGGCGACACGGACGGCTCCGTGCGCGTCACGGGTGAACGCTGGGGGCTGCGCTACGACCAATGTCTGGTTGTCGAAGCGGCCTACCAGCGCCGCCGCGCCGACCGCTCGGACTCCCGGATCACTGCGCTTGAACAGCGCGTCTTCGCGTAAGGAAACCCTTTCATGATGCGCATCGACTCCGCCACAAGAGCTGTGGACCTGTTCGGACCTGGAAAGCACGGCTTCAAAGACGGCAACACGCTGCTCGGGGACCCGTCGACCACGCTCAACGCCAGCATGTTCAACCACCTGCAGGAAGAGATTGCGCGCTGCGTCGAGGCGTTCGGCGGAACGCTGGACCCCACCAAATACGACCAGTTGGCCACCGTGCTGGGCGCCCTGACCCGGACCTATGGCCCCGTCGGCAACCAGATGTTGCCCGGTGGCCTGCTCCTGCAATGGTGCAGGTATCTGACAACGTCGGCGGGCGGAGTGGGGACCTTCGTTCATCCGGACAGCTTCAAGACCGCGAAGCTCCTGACGATCGTCAGCGTCGCCGGGACGGCGACCAACCCATCGTCCAGTTTCACCGCGTCCTGGGACGACGTGTCCGACCTCAACCCGCTGGTCAGCACCCGCGTCGCCTCGCGCGTGAACGGCGTCCTTGCCCTGGCCAACGTGCAAGTTTTTGTCCTTGGCACCTGAAGGAGCTTTCCCATGGCAAGGTACTACGCAGCCAGCACCGGCGGCTTCTACGACGCGGACCGGCACGGCCGGGCGATCCCCGCCGACGCGATGGCGATCAGCGAGGCGGACTTCGCCGCTGTGATGGCCGGTCAGGGCGCCGGTAAGCAGATCGTCCCCGGGCCGGATGGCCGACCGATGCTCGCCGACCCGCCGGCGCCGACCGATGGAGAGATGGCCGCCATCGTGCGGGCGGAGCGCGACCGCCGGCTGGACGCGGTGGCGTGGCGGATCAGCCGGCACGAGCGGGAGACACGACTCGGCCAGGTGCCGACCGACGATCTGGCCGCGCTGGACGGCTACATGCAGGCTCTCGCCGACGTGCCGGAACAGGCCGGATTCCCGCATGCGGTGGTTTGGCCGACCGAACCCTGACGCGTCCGCGACAACACTCCAACCGTCCACCGACCGGCCGCCCTTGAGGCGGCATTTTTTATGCCCGGAGGCAGCATGTCCATCCGCAACGCCATCGACATTCCTACCGGCACCGCGGCGGTCACGCTGCCCCTGTGGGCCAGCACCCTGACCGTCGGGCTCCAGCTCACCGCCGCGGCGATCGGCGTCTTCCTGGTGCTGGTCCGCGTCGCCATCGCCGTCGGCGACTGGCGGCGCCTGCACCCCGAAATCCCGCTGTGCTCCCGCGCCGCGGTCCGCCAGGTCCTCCGCGATCTGCGCCACACCCCCACCACGAAAGAAGGCTGATCATGACGACGATTCCCGCCCTGCACCCCGACACCTCCGCCCTGGTGCAGCATTTCGAGGGCCTGGAGCTGGCCGCCTACCGCTGCCCCGCCGGCGTGTGGACGATCGGCTACGGCCACACCGCGAACGTGGCCGAGGGGCAGGTGATCACGCCGGCGGTGGCCGCGCGCCTGCTGGCCAGCGATCTGGACGCCGCGGCCGCCGCGGTGGCCAAGCTGGTCACTGTGCCGCTGAGCGACGCGCAGCGCGGCGCGCTCGCCTCCTTCGTCTTCAACCTGGGCGCCGGCGCCTTCAAGGGGTCCACCCTGCGCAAGCTCCTCAACAAGGGCGACATCGAGGGCGCCGCCGGCCAGTTCGAGCGCTGGGTCTACGCCACCGTCAAGGGCAAGAAGGTCAAGCTGCCCGGCCTCGTCACCCGGCGCGCGGCCGAGGAGGCGCTGTTCCGGGGCGGCGACTGGCGCGCCGCGGTCCCGGCCGGTGTGGCGCCGGCGCCGGTCGCCCAGAAGGTCGAGGCCGCGCCGGTGCCCGTGCCGCTGGTCCGCTCCGCCCCGGCCCTGGCCGGCACCGCCACCCTGGGGCTGGGCACCATCGCCGCGGTGCTGGACGCGCTGGGGCCGGTCGGCGACGTCGGGGCGCAGGCGGTCGGCCTGGCCCAGCAGGTTGCCGGCACCGCCGCGCAGGTGCAGGCGGTGGCGGAGCAGGTGGCCACCGCGCAGGGTCAGGTCGCAGGTGCGGTGGCCGCGGTGCAGGCGATCGGCGCCGGCCCCAGCGTCTCGACCGTCCTGCTGGGCGGCGGCCTGCTGATCACGCTGGGGCTTCAGGTGTGGGAGCGGCTGCGCTCCAGCCGCTGA